AGTTGGAACCAGGAGGTTGGCACAAGTGTCGAACCCCCGGAAGCCGACCGAAGTCCTCAAGCGGCAGGGCACGTTCCGTCCTGACCGTCACGGACCCAGGACCGCGCTTGCCGTGGTCGAGCCCGCAGAACTGCAGCCGCATGAGGCCGACCCGGCCGACGTGTTCGCCCGCGTGATGGCCGATGGCGTCGTGTGGCTGGGCCGTACCGACACTCCCGCGCTCGCCATGCTGCACTCGCTGCTGGAGGAGCGTGCCCCGCTGCGCGCCGACGCGATGGCCGGCAGCACCGAGGCCCGTACCCAACTGCGCGCCCTTGACAAGCAGATCATCGGCCTGCTCGCCGAACTCGGCTTCAATCCGGCTGCCCGTGGGCGGCTCGGACTGGCCGAGGTCAAGACGAAGTCCAAGCTCGCCGAGATCCAGGAGCGGCAGGCCGCACGCCGCTAGCGCATCCAATTCCATAGGGGAGCCCCTGCGATGGCCCCACGCAAGGTCAAGGGCTGGCCCCCGGCGATCCTGACACCCGTACCGCTCGCCGATCGCAGGCGCGGTGACGGTGCCAGCGTCGTCGAGTTCATCGAGGCGCTATGTCCTCAGGTGAAGGACTCCATCGGCGGCAACGCCGGGGAGCCGCTGGTGCTGCGCCCGTGGCAGCGCAACTTCATGGCGTACCTGTTCGCCCGCCGCCCGGATGGTCGCTACCGGCACCGGATCGCACTCGGCGGGCTGGCGCGGAAGAACGGCAAGAGCGCGCTCGGCTCGGGCATCGCCCTCTACGGGCTGCTGACCGGCCCCCGCGGCGGCGAGGTCTACTCGTGCGCCGCTGACCGGGACCAGGCCCGCATCGTGTTCGGCTCGGCGAAGGCGATGGTCGAGCAGTCGCCGGAACTGTCCGAGCAGACGAAGCTCTACCGCGACGCGATCGAGGTGCCCTCGACGGGCAGCGTCTACCGCGTCCTGTCGGCCGAGGCGTTCACGAAAGAGGGACTGTCGCCGACGCTGGTCATCTACGACGAACTGCACGCCGCGCCGACGCCGGAACTGTGGAGCGTTATGACGCTGGCGCAGGCCGCGCGCCGGGACGCCATGACCATCGGGCTGACCACGGCCGGGGTCAAGACGGACTCGACCGGACAGGACTCGACGTGCTTCCGGCTGTACCAGTACGGGCAGCGGGTCGCTTCGGGCGAGATTGACGACCCGTCGTTCTTCATGGCGTGGTGGAAGTCCCGCGACGACGCCGATCACCGTCTGCGCGCCTCGTGGCTGCCGGGCAATCCGGGCTTCGGCGACCTGCAAGATCCTGAGGACTTCGACTCGGCCGTCAAGCGCACGCCGGAGAACGAGTTCCGAACGAAGCGCATGAACCTTTGGGTCAACACGACGACGGCGTGGCTGCCGAGCGGCATGTGGGCCGCGCTGCCGAAGGCCGGCGAGATTGACCGTGACGTGCCGGTGGTCGTCGGCTTCGACGGGTCGTTCTCCAACGACTCGACGTGCCTGGTCGGCTGCACAGTGGAGCCCCGGCCGCGGATCTTCCTCATCGCCGCGTGGGAGAAGCAGCCGGACGACGACGACACCTGGCGCGTGTCGAGCGCCGAGGTCGACGCCGCCGTGATGTCCCTGCCGGGCCGGTACAACCTCGTCGAGCTCGCCTGCGACCCGTACCGCTGGTCGCGCGAGATGGAGACGTGGGCCGACGCGGGCCTGCCGGTGGTCGAGTACAACTCGGCGAGCCCGGCGCGCATGGTCCCGGCGACGGCGAAGTTCTACGACGCGGTGACCTCCGACGGCATCGCCCACGACCATGACCCGACGCTCGCCCGCCACATCGACAACTGCGCCGTCAAGACCGACCGCCTCGGCCCCCGCATCGTCAAGGAGCACCGCGGGTCGCCGCGCAAGATCGACGCCGCCGTGTGCGCGGTGCTCGCGTTCGACCGGGCCACGGCGTACCGCGAGGAGCCCGCGGCCCCGATGCCGTTCTTCCTCTGATCCTCCTCCCTCTCTGCAAGGGACTACCTGCGATGGAACCTGCGCCCTGCCGCGTGTGCGGCGACTCACCCGTGGTCGTGCTCGACCTCGGCGACCTGGCCTACTCCGGCACGTTCCCGCTGGACGGCGAGGCCGTGCCTACGGCGCCGGTGCGACTGGCGTCGTGCCCGTGCTGCGGCCTGCTGCAGCTCGCCGAGTCGCCGGACCCGGCGCTCATGTACGGCGAGAACTACGGCTACCGCTCGGGGCTGAACGCCTCGATGGTGGCGCACCTGACGCGCAAGGCGCGCGGGCTAGAGCGGATGCTCGACCTGCAGCCGGGCGACCGGGTGCTCGACATCGGCGCCAACGACGGCACGCTGCTGCGGGCCTACTCCACGCCGCGGCTGAACCGGATCGCCATCGACCCGACGCTGCGCAAGTGGGCCGAGTTCTACGACCGGGACGACTGGATCGCGCAGGTGCCGGACTTCTTCACCGCGGACCTGTATTGGGCGGTGGCGCCGCGGCCGGCCCGGCTGGTGACCAGCGTCGCCATGTTCTACGACCTGCCGGACCCGGTGGCGTTCGCGCGCGACGTGGCGTCCATCCTGGCCGACGACGGCCTGTGGCACGTCGAGGTGGCCTACGCGCCGCAGATGCTGCGCACGGGCGCCTACGACGGCATCTGCCACGAGCACCTCGAGTATTACTCGCTCGCCACGCTGCTCGGCATCGCCGACCGGGCGGGACTGTACGCGGTGGACGTGTCGACGAACGGCACGAACGGCGGGTCGCTGGCGGTGACGCTGGCGAAGAAGGGCAGCGTGCGGCGGCGCGAGTGCGACACCACGTCGCACCTGCTCGCCGCCGAGACCCGCTCCGGCGTGAACGGCCCGCTCGCATGGGCAGGCTTCGCCGACACGGTACGGCAGCGGCAGCGTGACCTGCTCGGGCTGCTGACCACGTTGCGCGTCAACGGCCGCACCATCTCGGCGCTCGGTGCGTCGACCAAGGGCAACATCCTGCTGCAGTCGTCGGGCATCGGCACGCAACTGGTCGACCGGATCGGCGAGGTCAACCCCGACAAGTTCGGCCGGGTGACGCCGGGCACGGGCATACCGATCGTGGCCGAGGCCGAGGTGCTGGGCGCGAGGCCGGACTACCTGCTGGTGCTGCCGTGGCACTTCCGCGAGGGGCTGACGGCGCGACTGTCGGGCTACATCGCGGACGGCGGCCGGGTCATCTACCCGCTGCCGGACATCGAGATCGTCGGCTGACGATGCACCGCGCGTTCTGCGGCGTGTCGGTGGTCGTGTGCGCAAAGGACGAGGAGCGCCGGATCGAGGCGTGCCTCGCGTCGCTCGCGGGCCAGGGCGCCGTCGAGGTCATCGTCGTGGACGGCGCGAGCACCGATGACACCGCCGCCATCGCCCGCCGGATGGGCGCGACGGTGATCGTGTCGAGCGCCGGGTCGCTGGCCGCGGACCGCCAGCTCGGCGCGGACTTCGCCTCGGGCTCGGTGATCGTGTTCGTGGACGCCGACCACCGGCTGCCACGGTTCGGCCTGCACGCGCTGGTCGACGCGCTCGACCGGATGGACGTGGACGTGGCGCAGGCGGGCCTCGCCATCACGCCGCGGTCCTTCTGGAACCGCGCGGAGTCGGACTTCCTCGCCCTGACACACAACCCGCCCGGCGTGCGCACGATGGTCGGCACCGCCCCGGCCGCGTTCCGCGCGCAGGTGCTGCACGACGTGCGCTTCGCCGACGTGGGCGGCATCGACGACACCGACTACTTCACGCGCCTGCACCGCGACACGTCCTACCGGGTGGCCGTGGCCGACGTGGTCGTGGAGCAGGAGCATGAGCCCCGCCTGCGGGACTACCTGCGCAAGTGGCGCTGGTACGGCCTCGGCGACCGCGCGTTCTGCAAGGCCCATCCCGACCGTGCCGCGTCCATGCGATTCCACCTGCTGATCCGCTACCCGCTCGTGCACCCCGCGCGCGCCCTGCTTGCCCGTCGTCCCCGTGCCGCCGTCTACACCCTCGCTCAGGGCGCCGTGCGCGCGTGGGCAGCCTTCGTCCACTAAGGGGTCTCATGCGCGCTCTGCTCGCCCGCTGCGGCGCGTTCGTGGCCCGTAACCGGGCCGACCTGATGCAGGTCGCCGGTGCCGCGGTCCTCGTCGCGGGCATCGGCTTTGCCTTCGGCTGGGCCGTGGGCACCATCGCGGCCGGCCTCGGCATCGCCGCCTACGGCATCTCCGAGGAGCGTGGGTAATGGGCCTCGCCAACCTGTTCAACGGCCGCGGCTACGAGGAGCGCACGGTCACCTTTCAATCGCTATGGGGCGCTGGCATCGACGCCTTCGAGGAGCGGTCCTGGTCGGGCCGCACGGTCGGCTACGACAAGGCGCTGACCCTGTCGACCGTCTACTCCTGCACGAGCCTGCTCGTCGACGACATCTCCACCCTGCCCGCCGGGACGTTCATCCGGCAGGACGGCGAGCGGCGCCCGTTCGGCCCCCGGCCCCTGTGGCTCGACTCGCCGGACGACGGCGTGACGTGGGCCGACCACCTGCAGCAGGTCGTGTTCTCGATCCTGCTCGCGCATGGCGCCTGCGTGCGGATCTTCCGCAACCCCGTCGGCGAGGTAGTGGCCCTCGTGCCGCTGAACCCGCTGCAGGTCGAGGTCGTGCGCAACCCGGTCACCGGCCGCCGCGAGTTCATCTGGGACCGCACGGTCACCCTGGGCAACGACGACATGATCTACCTGCCGCGCATGGTGCGGCCCGGCCACGTCAAGGGCGTGTCCGCGCTCGACGAGCTCGGCCAGTCCCTCGGCCTCACGTCGGCACTCGACGAGTTCGCCGCCCGCTTCTTCGCCAACGGCAGCAACGCGCAGGGCATCATCGAGACGCCCGCGACCATGACGCCCGAGCAGGCGGCCGTGGCGCAGGAGTCCTTCGAGCGGACGCACCGCGGCAACCGCAAGGCGCACCGCACCGGCATCCTCGGCGGCGGCTCCAAGTGGGTCAAGACAGGCATCGACCCCGAGCAGGCGCAGATGCTGGAGTCGCGCCAGTACGCGGTGCAGGAGATCGCGCGGGTCTTCCGCGTCCCGCTGCACATGCTGCAGGTCGCCATCCCCGGCGTGCAGTCCTACGCGAGCAACGAACAGAACGAGATCCAGTACGCGAGCCACACGCTGCGCCCGATCGTGTCCAAGATCGAGACCGCCTACTCCCGGCTGATCCAGCCGCGCGAGGCGTTCCTGCGGCTCAACATGGAGGGGCTGCAGCGCGGTGACATCGGCACGCGCTACGCGGCCTACTCGCAGGGACTGCAGGCGGGCTTCCTGCGCGTGGCCGACGTGCGCCGAGTGGAGGACCTGTCCCCGATCCCCGGCGGCGACGTGCTGCGCGTCCCGCTCGCGGCGATCGACATCAATGCCGCGGCGCTGGCCGAGCTGGAGATGAAGGTGCAGATGTACCGGAACCTGCACGACGCCGGCGTGGAGCCGGAGGCCGCGGCGAAGGCCGTGGGCCTGCCCCCGATGAAGCACACCGGCCTGCCGAGCGTGCAACTGCAGCCCGACCCGAAGGAGCAGTAATGGACATCGAGTACCGCCACATCGCGGGCGACCTCGCCGAACTGCGGGCCGACGACGAGTCCGAGGGCAAGCGGCTCAAGGGCTACGCGGCGAAGTTCAACTCCCGCTCGGAGGACATGGGCTTCCGCGAGACGATCGACCCCGAGGCGTTCACGAAGACCCTCAAGGCGCGCAACGACGTGAAGGCGCTCGTCAACCACGACACGAGCATGGTCATCGGCTCGACCCGCGCGGGGACGCTGACCCTCGCCCTCGACGACCGCGGCCTGGCCGACGACATCGACCTGCCGGACACCACCTACGCCAACGATCTGCACGTCGTCGTCAAGCGCGGCGACGTGTCGGGCCAGTCGTTCGGCTTCTCGGTCGTGCGCGACGAGTGGAGCAAGGACTACAGCGAGCGGCGCCTGCTGGAAGTCCGGCTGCACGAGGTGTCGGTCGTGACGTTCCCCGCGTACAAGGCGTCGACCGTGTCGGCCCGCGCCCTCGCGCGGCTCGCGCACCGGACGCAGCAGGACGCCGAGGCGCTGGCCGACGCGATGAGCGCGCTGGAGGCTGGCGGCGAACTGTCGCCCGACCAGGCGGCGCTGCTCATGGAGGCCGTCGACCGCTCCACCGCGAAGGCCGACGAGCCGGACCCGGTGGCGGTCGTGCCGCTGTCGGTGCTGCAGAAGCAGCTCGACCTCATGGCGATGGCCATCTAGCCCTCGCCCCACATTCCCCCGCCAGCGGAGCCGCGGCGGGTCATCCGACTGCGGAGCCGCGTCGGGCACATCACCTGCGAACCACCACAACACCTACCCCGAAAGGAGTCGGCATGTCCGACTACATCGCGCGGCAGGTCGAGGAGCGCAACCGTGCCTGGCACGCCGCGAGGGAACTCCTTGACGCCGCAACCGCTGAGAAGCGGGATCTCACTGCCACCGAGCAGGAGTCCTACGACCGCATCATGGAGGACATGGCCCGGCGCGACCAGGTCGTCAAGTCCATGCTCGACGACGAGAAGCGCGCCGCCGAGATCGAGGAGGCCACCGCCGGCCACCGCGAGGCGCGGGGCGATGGCCGCAACCCGGCCATCGCCACCGACGCCGAGGTGCTGCGCAAGCTCGCCACCGGCGAACTGCGCTCGCACACCTTCGAGCAGCGCGCCCTGAACACCACGGACGACTCATCCGTCGTGCCGCAGGGCTTCTACTCGCAGATCGCCAAGGTGATGACCACCGTGGGGCCGATGCTCGACCCGTCGATCGTCAACGTCGTGACCACCGATGGCGGCAACGACATCAAGTGGCCCGTCCAGTCGACCCGCCCGACGGCCACGGCCATCGCGGAGGCGACCTCCATCGCCGACCTCGACCCGACGTTCTCCAGCATCACGCTGAAGAGCAAGAAGGTCGCGGTCCTGACGAAGGTCAGCCACGAGGTTCTCGCCGACTCCGGCATCGACCTCGGGGCGTTCCTGTCCGAGCAGGTCGGCACCAGCCTCGGCATCAAGTGCAACGCCCTCCTGACGGTGGGCACGGGCACGGTCGAGCCGAACGGCATCGTCACCGCTGCGGGCACCGGGGTCTCCGGCACCGCGTCGGCCGCCTTCACCGCCGACAACCTGATCGACCTGTGCCACTCGGTCGACTCGGCCTACATCCGTCAAGGTGCCGGCTGGATGATGCGGCGCACGTCCCTCGGGGCGCTCCGCAAGCTGAAGGACAACTCGGGCCGGTACCTCTTCGAGCCCGCGGCGACCGTCGGCACGCCGGATCTCCTGCTCGGCTACCCGATCTACGACAACCCCGATGTGCTCGCGCCTGCCGCGGACACGAAGAGCGTCGTGTTCGGCAACTTCAAGGGCTACCTGGTTCGCCGGGTCGGCGGCGTGGAGTTCGCCCGCAGCGAGGACGCCTACTTCGCCACGGACGAGGTCGGCTTCCGCGCGACGGTGCGCATCTGGGGCGATCTCGGTCAGTCCGGCGCCGTGCGGTACTACCGCAACGTGGCCACCTGAGGTAGCCACCCCAACGTCCCCCCGGCCCGCTCGCAGGTCGGGCCGGGGGGACTCACCACCTGCACTCCTGCGAACCACCTGCGAATGGAGCCCTCTATGGGTCTGTCTGGCAACCCTGCGAAGCGCGCGGCGCAACTGGCGAAGCCCGCGGAACGTCCGCCGCTGGCGGTGACGTGGACATCAAACGCCGCGTTCGCCGGCACCGGGTACGGCACGCAGACCCGGCAGGTCGTCTCGCGCATGATCCGCGACGGCCACGCGGTTCAGGTCGCCGCGAACTACGGGCTCGAGGGCATCATCACGGAGTGGGAGGGCATTCCGCACCTGCCCCGCGGATACGACGGCTACTCCCGCGACGTGCTCGCCGCGTACTACACCGACCTCGCCACGCGAAACCCGAGCCACCGTGCCTACCTGTTCACACTGTACGACGCCTGGATCTACGACCACGAGGCGCTGAAGGACATCCCCATCGTGTCATGGGTCCCGGTGGACCACATGCCGATCCCCGAGAAGGTCGCCAAGTGGTGCAGGCACCCGAACGTGACGACCGTCGCCATGAGCCGATACGGCTCGGTGGAGATGGGCAAGGCGGGGATCGATCACACGCTGATCCCGCACGGCATCGAGACGGACATCTTCAAGCCGACGCCGCAGATCGAGTCCGGCGACGGCCGCATGGTCACCGCCCGGCAGGTCATGGGCGTGGACGAGGAACGCTTCGCGGTCGGCATCGTCAACGCCAACAAGGGCGGCATCTCCGGCATCAGCCGCAAGGCGTTCGGGGAGCAGGTGCTGGCCTTCTCGCTGTTCGCGCAGGACAAGCCCGACGCGCTGCTGTACCTGCACACCGAGATCACCGGCGCGATACAGGGCGTGAACTTCGACCCGCTGCTGCGGGCCTGCGACATCCGGCCCGAGCAGGTGCGTTGGGTCAACCAGTACCAGTACCGCACCGATTTCCCCGCGGAGGCGCTGGCGGCGACGTACACGGGCATTGACGTGCTGCTGGCGGCGACCCTCGGCGAGGGCTTCGGCCTGACGGTCGCCGAGTACTCGGCGACAGGCGGCCGGGCGATCGTGTCGAACTTCACGAGCCAGCCCGAGCTCATCGTGGACGGGTGGCTGGTCGACGGCCAGCCGATGTGGGACCCAGGGCACAACGCCTGGTTCTGCGTGCCGAGCGTGCCGAGCATGGTCAAGGCGCTGAACGAAGCCTATGAGCGGCGCGACGAGGGCCGGTCGGACAAGGCGCGGCAGCACATCGTCGACCACTACGACGCCGAGACCCTGTACCGCGAGGCGTGGCGGCCGTTCCTGGCGAGCCTCGCGTGATCTCCGCGCTGGTCGTCCCCGTGCTGAACCGCCCCGACCTGCTGCAGCGGATGCTCGCCAGCATCGACCACCCGGTCGAGCACCTGGCCATCATCGACAACGGCCACGTCCTGCCGCCGGGCAAGCAGGTCGTCGAGAACGTGCAGCGCACGCACGTCATCACGATGCCGTGGAACCTCGGCGTCGCCGGGTCGTGGAACCTCGGCATCAAGTCGCTGCCGTTCGCCCCGTGGTGGCTGATCGTCAACTCCGACGCCCACTTCCCGCCGGGGTCTCTGGCCCGCATGGAGCAGGCTGCGCGACCGGACGCGCTGGTCATGTCGGCGGCCTCGCCGCGGTGGGCGTGCTTCGCCCTCGGCGAGGACGTGGTGCGCCGCGTGGGCCTGTTCGACGAGGCGCTGCATCCGGCGTACTTCGAGGACAACGACTACACCCGGCGCTGCGAGGCGGCAGGCGTCCCGATCGTCCACACGGGCATCCCCGTCCACCACGACAACTCCTCGACCCTCGCGGGCGGCTACCAGCGCGCCAACGATCGGTCGTTCCCGGCGAACCACGCCTACTACGCCGACAAGGTCGCGCGCGGTGACCTGAGCGCGGGCGAGTGGTCGCTGGACCGGCGGCGGGACCTGTCATGGGACTGACGCTGCCCGCGGACTACCGCGACTTCAAGGGCTCCCGCGCGGGCGAGACGGCGTGGGTCATCGGCTCGGGCGCCAGCGTCGACCACGTCGCGCCCGGCTTCCTCGACGACAAGCTCTGCGTCTGCGTGAACTACGTCGGCATGAAGCTGGAGCTGCCCGAGTTCTACTCGGTGACGCACTACTGGCTCGACGCGATCAGCCTGGCGGCGTACCGCCCCGACCTGCCGATCATCACGCCGGACACCGACCAGGGCGGCCGGAACAAGGCGCCGTACCGGCCCGAGTCGCCCAACATCTACATGCCCCCGGCGGGGCAGCAGCAGTACGCGGCGTTCAACGTCGAGTCGCACTGGCCGACGGAGCCGGATCAATTCGTCGTCGGGCCGACGAGCCTGCACATGACGATGCACTTCGCCGCCTACCTCGTGGGCGCGGGCGGGCACATCGTGCTGGTCGGCGCGGACTGCGGGACGATCGACGCGGCGAGCAACTTCGGCGGCTACCACGGCGGGGACAACCCGTTCCTCGTGTGGGCCGACGCGCTGCCGAAGGTCGCGGCTCGCATCCGCGCCGACGGCGTGTCCGTCCACTCGCTGAACCCGTGGGTCAACTTCGCCCTTGAGGGACACCAGTACCGATCGCCCGCGGGGAGCGTGAACTAGTGCGCTCCATCGACGCGGTCATCGCCGACATAAGTGCCCGTTATCACGACGACCCGCAGGCCCGTGACGCCGCCATCGCGGCGGCCGTCGACAACTGGCAGGCGGGCGAGATGTTCCGAACCACGAAGGAGGCCGGATGACGCTCTACGCCAGCACGGCGCAGATCAAGGCCGCCCTTCGCATCACTGACACCGTGGACGACACGCTGATCGGCATGGCCGGCAGCGCGGCGTCGGAGCTGATCGACCTGCACTGCGGCCGGTCCTTCGGCACCGTGTCGGCCACGCGCTACTACGCGCCGGACTTGTCCTACGTCCTGCGGGTCGACGACCTCGCCGGGACCGCGATCACCGTGGAGTCCTCGCCGAACGCCGACGGCACCTACTCGACCACGTGGGCCGTCAGTGACTACCAACTGGAGCCGCTGAACGCCCGCCGCAACGGGATCACCTGGCCGTATGACCGGCTGCGCGCGATCGGCGAAAACACCTTCCCTGTCGCCGCCGGCGAGTCCACCGTGCGGGTGACGGCCGTGTTCGGCTGGTCGTCGGTCCCGTCGAGCGTGGTGCAGGCCGCCGTGCTGCAGGGCGCTCGGCTGTTTAAGCGGTTCGAGTCGCCGCTGGGCGTCGCGGGCGGCAACGACTTCGGCGCCATGCGCGTGACTCGCTCCGTCGACCCCGACGTGGCGGTGCTGCTTGCGGACTTCCGCGACGGCGGCAAGGTCGCTGGGGGTGTCGGCTAGTGGCATCGACGAAGGCGATCCGCACGGCGATCGCCACGAACCTCGCCACCGTGTCTGGCCTGCGCACCGCGTACCGGGTGCCGGAGACCCTGACGCCGCCCATCGCCGTCGTCATGCCGCCGAGCATCGAGTACGACAAGGCGTTCGCGCGGGCCGTGGACACGGTCGAGATCCGCGTGATGGTCTTCGTCGGCCGGATGGACACGCGCACGGCCGAGGACCTGCTCGACGGCTACGCCGACTCCACGGGCTCTACGTCGATCAAGACGGCGATCGAGTCCGACCGTGACCTCGGCGGCCTCATCTCCGACCTGCGGGTGACCTCGATGCGCGAGGTCGGCCCGGTCGTGGTCGGCGATACCGCGTACCTCGCCGCGACGTTCGTCGTGTCGGTCCTGACCGCGTAGCACCGCCCCACCTGCCGCGACTCCTGTCGCCCCTGTTCCCGGCCGCTGGCCGGTCCCGCCTCCGTCGGGGATGCACCAACACCGGCACCGCTGAGCCGCGGCTGCCCATGCCTACCAAGGAGCCATGATGGCTAAGTTCTCCGCAACCGACGTGAAGGTCACGATCAACGGGACCAACGTCAGCACCTACCTCGCAGAG